CCCTGGTCCGCGACGAAGCCAAGCTCCGCGCCCCGGTAGATACTGGGGTAATGCGCCGCGCCGTATTCGTCAAGCAAGTGCGCCAGCAATCCAGCGCCACCCAGCAGACCTTCCATGTCTTCGTGCGCAGCGGAAAACGTTTTGAGAAAAAAAACATCAACGCCTATTACTGGCGCCATGTGGAATTCGGAACCGTCAAGATGGCCGCTAAGCCATTTTTGCGCCCGGCCTTTGAAGCCAGGAAAGGGCGGTGGATGCCATCGCCGATCGCATCCGAGAACGTATCCAGGATGCCGGCCGATGATTGAGGCAAGCATAGTTGCAGTGCTCGCCGCAGGCAGCACGGATGCCCTGGTGGATGGCCGGATTTACCCAATGGAACTTCCACAGGCCGCCGTCCTGCCGGCAGTGGTCTATCAACGCATCGCCACTGAGCCATTGCATACCATGGAAGGGGACGAGGGTCTTGACGATGTTCGGCTGCAATTCTCCTGCTGGGCGACGAATTACGCTGACGCGAAAGCCCTGTCCGCCGCAGTGCGCGCCGACATCAACGCGTCGGCGCTGAAATCTCGAACTACCATGGAGTTGGACGATCGAGACGAAGAAACTCGGCATTACCGCGTGATACTTGATTTAAATCTCTGGCAGAGATAGCAACGCCCACGACCCGGCCCCGTGCCCGGTTTTTCATTTACGGGGCTTTTATTGAGGAGTCATCATGAGCAGCGCAGCCGTAGAAGCACAAGGCACGACGATAGCCATTGGCACGGATACCACGCCGGCGTGGCTGACCATCGGCGAATTCAAATCCTGGAGCGGCCCCGGTGGTTCCGCTGCCGTAATCGACGTCAGCGATCTGTCCAGCACCCGCAAGGAAAAGCGCATGGGCCTGCCGGACGAAGGCCAGTTCCAGATCAACATCAACTACATCTCCGACAGCCCCGGCCACGTCGCCCTAATGGCCGCCCGCGCTGCCCGCACCGAAGAAGAATTCCAGGTCACCTATTCGGACAACTCGACCGAGACCTTTTCCGGTTTCGTAACTGGCTTCTCGCGCTCCGGTCAGGTTGACGGCGTGGTCGAAGGCCAAGTCACCATCGAAATCACCGGCGAAGTGGTGGCCGGCTGATGGGGCTCCTGACCCGCGATGCCATCCTCGCCGCGTCGGACATCAAGAGCGAGGAAGTCGAAGTCCCGGAATGGGGCGGAACCGTCCGGGTGGCGATGATGAGCGGCGCCGCGCGGGATGCGTGGGAGCAATCCCTGGTGATCCGCGAAGGCACTCGCACCCGCCCCAACCTGGCCAACACCCGGGCGCGCCTGGCTGCCGCTACGGTCATCGGCGAGGACGGCCAGCCCCTGTTCTCCGCCGACGACATCGCCGCCCTGGGTGCCAAGAGCACCGCCGCCCTGGACCGCATCTGCAAGGCCGCCCAGCGTCTTAATGGCATCGGCGCCGAGGCGATGGAGGAGGCCAAGGGAAACTCCGAGCCCGGCCCGAGCGCCGCTGGTACTTCGAACTAGCGCTCGAGCTGGGCATGACCGTGGCTGAACTCCAGTCCCGCATGGATAGCGCGGAGATCACCGAATGGCGCGCCTATTTCGCCATCCTCAATGAAGACCGCGCCAATGACGGCAAGCCCAAGGTCAATTCACCGGACTCCTTCAAGGGCCTGCTCTCCGGCATGAGCAAGAAGAAAAGGAAAACCTGATGTCCGCAGCCCTAGGCGAGCTGGTCGTTAGCCTCTCGGCCAATATCGCGCAGTTCACAAGCGCTATGGACAAGGCTGCCTATGAAGCGCAGCAGAAGTCCATGCGCATGCAAAAGGCCTTCGACATGGCATCCGAGGCGCTCGCCGCCCTCGGGACGGTGGCCACAGCGGCAGTTTTCACGCGCCTGATTGCCAACGCCGCCAATGTGGCCGACGAGATGGGCAAGATGTCGGCGCGCACCGGCGTGGCCACCGAAGCCCTGTCTGGATTCAACTATGCCGCCAGCCTATCCGATGTGGCCAGCAGCGACCTGCAAGCCGCCCTGGTCAAGCTGAACGTCAAACTCGGAGAAGCCCGCGATGGCAGCAAGGAAGCCCAGGCGGCCCTGGCCCGCTTCGGCGTGAATGCCAATGTGGACAACACTGCCGATGCCTTCGCCAAGATCGCCGATCAAGTCAAGAACACGGGCGATGCCGCCACCACCGCCAGCGCCATGAACGACGTGTTCGGGCGTTCGTTCGCGGAACTGCTCCCGCTCCTGCAGGGCGGTTCGGAAGGGCTGCGCGAAGCCGCAGAAGAAGCGCGCGCCCTCGGCGTGGTGATCGGCCCGGAGTTCTCGGAGCAGGCCCAGCAATTCAATGACAATTTGACGCGCATGCACGCCGGCCTTTCCGGCATAAGCATGCAGATCACCAGCGCCGTGCTGCCAATGCTGGTCGAATTGACCGAAGGCGTGGTGGGCGCCGGTAAAGAGATAAGCGGTATTTCAGCGCCGGCTGCCGTCATGAAGACCGTGTTTGAGACCCTGATCGTGCTGGGCTCGGAGGTGGCCTTCGTGTTCCGCGGCATCGGGAATGAAATCGGCGGTATCGCCGCCCAAGCCGCATCGGTGGCCCGCCTGGATTTCAAGGCCGCCGGCCGAATCCATGAAATGATGATGGCCGATGCCGCCGAGGCCCGCGCCAGACAGGATGCGTTTGTGGGCCGGATCGTGAATCCGCAGGCATCCAGTCGTGCAGCCGACACGGGCCCATCTGGACCCGGCATTTCCGCCAAGCCGGTGGAGGCCACCAAGCCCGCCCGTCTAGGACGCGCCCGCGCCGAGGTGGATGAATTCGCCCGCCTGATGCAGCAGCTTTCCGCCAAACAGGCAGGCGTTTCCGCCTCATTCCAGAAAGACCTCGACACCCTTTACGCCGGATGGCAGAAGGGCCGCATCGGTGCCGAAGAGTATGCCGCCGCCGTAGAGCATTTGATCCAGGAACAGCCATTCGCCCGCGACCTGGAACGCCAGGCTGAGGAAGCGGCGCGGGCAGAGCAACAGCGCCAACAGGAACTCGACAGTCTGCGCCGCTCGCTCATGAGCGAGGAGGAGGCCATCAGGGACTCTTACGAGCGTCGCAAGGCGCTCGTCATGGAGAATACACCCGATGGCTCCGATCAGCAGACCGATCTCCTCGGCAAGGTGCAGGCCGATTACGAGGCATCCATCACCCGGATGACTCAGCAAGGGCGCGACCAAATCTATCAGGGCTTGCTGACGGAAGAAGAGGCGCTGAACCAGTCCTATCAGCGCCGCCATGCGCTGATCCTGGAAAGCACGCTCATTACCGAAAGCGAGCGCCATGACCTGCTCGCACGCCTCCAGCAAGAGCATGATGAGAAGATGCTGGAACTCAACGGCAGCTACTGGGAGAAGTGGATTGCCGCGGCAGAGAAAAACCTCATGAATTTCGACGAACTCTCCGCCCGTACGCTGGAGAGCGCCACGGCGCAGTTCGGCACGCTGTTCGCGGACATCGTTACCGGCAGCGAGTCGGCTACCGAGGCGGTGCGCAAGTTCGCCGAGGGGATGCTGAAGACCATCATCAACGCCTTGGGCCAGATGGCGGCACAGTGGCTGATATACAAGGCAGTGCAGGCGTCCGGGCTTTCCAGTGGATCATCCACCGGTGCGGCGGCAATGGCGGCCAACGCTCAGGCCGGGGTGGCGATGGCCGGCATCAATGCTTTTGCCAGCACCGCCGCCATTCCTATCGTTGGCCCTGGCCTCGCGCCCGCCGCCATGGCAGCGGCAATTGCTGCCACCGAGCCGCTGGCCGCCACCGTCGCAGCCCTATCGGCGGTATCTGCGGCTTCCAGTTTTGCCGGCGCCTTCGATTCCGGCGGCAACATCCCCGCCGGCAAATGGGGCATCGTTGGCGAGCGCGGCATGGAGGTAGTGCATGGTCCCGCCAGTGTGACCGGCCGGCAGGAGACCGCCCGCATGCTGCGCGACCTCTCCGGACGCGAGGTTCCGGCTCCCCCGCCGGAGGTAAACGTCCGCAACATCGTGCTGATGGATACCGAGGCGGATCGCGGGGGGACAAGGTCTTTGTGACCATGGTCAACCGCAACCCCGAGGCCGTGCGCCGGGCGACGGCGCGCTAGGCCATGCCGACCGTCTGGCCCTTCGCGCCCATGGATGGATACAGCGAGACGTTGGAGTGGAATACCGAGGTGCTCGGTGCCCGTGCCGACGAACAGCGCCGCGCCCGGCGGGGCGCACCGCGGCAGGGTTTTTCCGGGAGCTACGCTATGGATGCGCAGCAATACAGCCGGGCGCGGGCGATCATTTACGGCCAGTACGATCAGGAAATCCTGCTGCCGGTGTGGCCAGAACTGACCCGCGTCGGTGCGATCTCGTCCGGGGCCGGCAGCATCGCTCTGGACACCGGCGAGGCGGACTATCGGGCCGGAGGGCAGGCCCTGGTGTGGGACAGCGACGCAGCATTTGAGGCGGTGGAGATTCTATCCGTTGGTGGCTCGTCTCTGACCCTGGACGGCACCCTGGATAACAACTACGAGGCAGCCCTGGTCATGCCGCTGCGCCGTGCCATGTTCATGAATACGCCAAGCGCCGGCCGCAAGTGGGCCGGCTATTCTGAACTCTCCGCCGAGGTCGAGGTAATCGACAACCTCGACCTAGCCGCCTCCATCGGCCTGCCGACCTACCGCAGCATGGACGTGATGACTGATGCGCCGCTTCTCTCCGCCGGCCTCAGCGACGACATCCGCATCCTGTGCGAGGACGTTGATAACGGCGTCGGCCCGAGGGTGCGCAGCGAGTGGCAACGCTGGATCGATGAGACCGCTACCCTGGCATGGGATATGCCGGATCGCACGGCGAAATGGCGACGCGGTCAGCAGAAAAAGTTCTGGGTGCCGACCTGGAATGCGGACCTGAACGTCCTCTCCAATATCGTCCCGGCGTCGACTGCCATTGGCATCTCGCCCATCGGCTGGCCTAACCACTACGGGCAACGCGACATCATGATTCGCTCGACCTCCGGAGTGGACCATTACCTAAGAGTCGAATCCGGATCGCTGGTGGGGGACCAGGAGGTGCTGACCCTGGAAGCAGCCGCCGGCTTCACGCTCGCTGCCGCCAACATCGAATTCGCCTGCCTGCTCCTGCCCATGCGTCTGGCGGCCGACCGCATCAGTATTGACCACGAAGCGGGTGGCGCTGCCCGGTGCTCCGTGCCAGCTACTAGCGTACCCTTACCGGCATGACCTACAACAGCTATGACGCATCCGAGGAGTCCGCACAGACGGTGTGGCTCTACGTTTTCACGCAGGGATCGGTAGTCACCCGCTACACCAACCAACCGATCGATCAGGTGGTGGATGGCCAGACCTACACGGCCACGGCCATCAGCCACGCCAAAATCGATATGAACGGCGAACTATCCGCCGATAAGCTCGAAGTGACCCTGCCGCGCGCCGAGGCCTTCGCTCTGCAATTCGTGTCCGACGTGATGGACCAGGAAACGACGCTCGTGATCCGCAAGGGCCACGCCACCGACCCCGACGAGGAATTCGTGGAGTGGTGGGATGGCGCCGTAGGCGGCGGCGAACTGAAGGATGCCGAGGTGACGCTGGCATGCGTCTCCATCCGCTCCCTGATGCGCCAGACGGGCCTGCGCCGTCGTTACCAGAAACCATGCCCCTACGTGCATTACGGCCGCGGTTGCTGGCTGGATCGAGCCGATTTCGCCGTCGCCGGCCTGCTCACTGAAATGGTCGGCGTCGAACTTGTCGTTCCAGAGGCGGCCGGATATCCGTACAACTATTTCCGCGGCGGACAGATCGCCGAGCCAGGTGGGGTGCTGCGCTGGATCATCGCGCACTCCGGGGACCTGCTCATCTTGCTTCGCCCGTTCGGCCCGGCCGTAGCTGCCGCCCTGGCCGGCGCCGGCACCCTGGCTGTGACGCTCTATCCGGGGTGCGACCGCACCGAAGGCACTTGCGACACGGTTTTCGACAACCTGGACAACTGCGGATGCCTCACGCGCATGCCCGCCCGCAACCCATACAACGGATCGGCGGTGTTCTGACCATGCTATTTGTCTATGCAATCGTCGCCCTGGCGGTGGTGGTGGCCTTCCTGCCGCAGCCAAAGACCCCGCAGATGGCCAAGCCTACCGAGGCGGACATCGATATGCCCACGGCGGAGCAGGGGCGGGAGATACCGGTGATATTTGGCACTCCTGTTATTTCTGATCCATGCTGCGTGTGGTATGGGGATTTTTACTTCAAGCCAATAAAGAAAAAGGGCGGCAAAAAGTGAGTGGGACGGCATCCTCAATTGTCGTGCGAATGAAGCATGTTCGCGCCGCTCTCCAGTGCTCTCGTGGCGCCAGAGCTTTCTTAGTGCGTCACGGCTTTGATTGGCACCGCTTCCTGGCCGTCGGCGTTCCGATTGAGCAGATCGAGGCCACCGGCGACGCAATGGCCCTGAAGGTGGCCGCGGAAGCCCGCCGGCAAGCGGAAGAGGAAGCGACCCGTGGGAGGTAGGAGCAAGAAAAAGAAGGTAGTTGGCTACAAGGTCCACGTCGGCGAGCACGACGTACTATGCCTGGGGCCGGTGGATAGCCTACGCGAGGTCGATTTTGATGAGCGGCTCGCGTGGAATGATGGTCCGCTCTCGGAGGGTAGTTTTAGCATCAACCAGCCAAATTTGTTTGGCGGAGAAAAAAAAGAAGGCGGAGTCGTCGGAGATTTTGATTTCCTTCCGGGCCACCTGGCCCAGGGCCGCAACACATATTTGCAGAGCATATTCGGGGCGGCCATTCCAGCTTTCCGCGGTTTATGCTCCGTTGTGATGCGCCGCCCCTATCGTGGGCTGCACGGCTATCTCAAAAAGCCCAGCTATGTCGTGAGCCGCATCCATATCCGCCAGGCCGAAGGGCTCGCGCAGTGGTATGACGAAAAGGCCGCGGTGGTAGTGAATCGCCAGGGTCCGCCCGGGGGAGATGACATCGTTGAGGCGGTCGACATGAATCCCGCCCACATCCTGCGGGAAATCATCACCGACCCGGATTGGGGAAGGGGAGCAGACGAATCGGCCCCAGACGAGGATTCATTCGTTTATGCCGCAGACATGCTCTACGCCGAGGGTTTCGGCCTCTCCATCAAATGGAGCAAATCGACGACACTAGAGGAATTCGCGGGCGAAGTGCTGCGCCATATTGATGGCGTGCTGTACCGTGACAACGGGAAGTATTTCCTGAAGCTCGCGCGGGCAGACTACGACCCGGGCGACCTGCTGCTGCTTGATGAATCCAGCATCATTAGGGTTGAAAACCTGCGCCGCCCGCAAATCGGCGAGATGGTCAATCAGGTAACGGTCACAACATTTGACAGAGATACTAAGAAGCCAGCCACGGAATCGGTTACGGATGATGCCATGGTGGCCATCCAGGGCCGCATTATTGACGAGGCTATCCAGTACCCATACATCTATTACAACGAACTGCGCCGTCGCGTAATGCTGCGGGACCTCAAGACCCGCACTACGCCGTTGCTGAGCTGCACCATCATCGCCACTCGGAAGGTGGCCGGCGGCCTGCGCCCAGGAGATGTGTTTCGGATGACGTGGCCGGATGCCGAACTCGACGAGGCCGTGATGCGCATCGTCAAGATGTGTGGAGGACGTGTTTTCCTTCCCGGATTCCCAAATCCGGTCTAGGCCAGACGTAGCCTGGGAAGACCCAAGCACCTTCCCGACATCCAGCCCGGATCGCTCGGTCTTCGAGGCGCCCTATCTGGAGATCGTCCGCGAGCTGGGGCAGAATGATGCGGACTCCACGCTTTCCGCCGCGCCGGAGGCCGGCTTCCTTGTGGTCTTGGCCAGCCAGCCCAGCGGGGATGCCATTAATGCCGAGTTGCAAGTGGATTCGGGCGCCGGCTATGCCGAGGTTGAGACCATCGATATGTCGGCCCTACCGATACTGTACTGGCGGTTATCGATGGCTTGGTATTCGACGACGCCGTGGCTGGCGATCTTATGCTCATTGAAAATGAATGGGTGCGCTTCGATGGCATCTCCGGCAACGATGTGACTGTTGGGCGCGGTTGTCTGGATACCGTGCCTGTCGAGCATGGTGCCGGCGCGCTGCTGTGGCATGCTGACAACTTCATGGATGGCGACGATACGCAATACGTATTGGGCGAGACCATTGCCGCCAAGGTGCTGCCCATTACCGGCCGCGGTATGCTTGACTTAGCCTCTGCCCCGGAGGATACGGTCACCATGGATCAGCGGGCAGCGCGGCCCTATCCGCCGGGGAATGTCGAATTCTCCGGCAGCTTGAGCGCCGCCGAGTATTTCCCATCCGCCGTCTATGGCGATCTGACCGTCTCGTGGGCGCATCGAGACCGCCTGCAACAGACCAGTGGCACCGTCTACGATTTCACGGAGGCCGACATCGGCCCCGAGTCCGGCACGACCTACACGATCGAAATCCGCCAGGATGCGAGCCTCTTGGAGAGCGCCAGCGGTATTGCTGGCACGAGCTACACATCATCGATCGTCGGCGTCCGGAATCTGGAGGTGACGCTGTATTCGGAGCGCGCTGGGCTGCAATCCTGGCAAAGTGTGGTCCATTCATTCACCCTCTACAATGATGACACCATGATCCTCGACTGCTCCGACGAAACAACGGCCCTGACCGCCGGAACGGGCAAGAAAACCTTCCGCATGCCCTGGCCGTTCGCGCTAGACGAGGTGCGCGCCAGCCTCAGCACGGCGCAGACCAGCGGGTCAATCTTCACGGTGGACATCAACGAGGGCGGTACATCCATACTTTCGACCAAAATCACCATAGACAACGGCGAGAAGACCAGCGTAACGGCCGCCGCGCCCGCCGTCATCAGCGATGCTGCGCTCGCCGATGATGCCGAAATCACCATCGATATCGACCAAGTGGGCGACGGCACCGCCAAGGGACTCAAGGTCTATCTGATCGGGCGCCGCACCGGATGACGGAACCTATCAATGCGGTATCCGCAGCCTCAAGCTCGGCGATCCTTACGGCCGCGATGGCAGCAAGTGGGCTCGATCCGGTCTTGTTGTTCGCTGGGCTGGCTGGTGGATGGTGGTCCCTGAGCTATATCCAGGAACCGATGCCATGGCATCGCCGCCTGTGGCTGGCCGTGATTTCGTCTCTATCAGGAGCATGGCTTGGCGCCTTTGTCGCGCCCCCATTGGCGGCGCTGGCCGCCCATACGTGGAACTGGTGGCCACCGGAAGCCGGAGGCCAGACCATGCGCATTTCCGTAGCGCTGATTATCGGGCTGCTCGCCCATCGCCAGATCGGCCCGCTACTGATCCGCCGTGCGGCGCGCCTTGATAGCACAGGGGATCAATCGTGACCGATCTTGCCCTACGAATCGGTACGGTCATTGCCTGCACGATCATCGTTATTCGCACCGAGCCAGCGCTGAACCATATGCACGGCCGCACTGATTTATTCGTCAGGGTCAGCTTCTGGCAAATGGCCGTCGCCGCCGCGATCGAAATCTTATCGATTCTATTCTATGCCTACACTCCCGGTTGGCGGGAAGCTCTACTCTCCGGAGGGCTATCCGCTTTACTGCTTTGCGAACGTCGCATCAGATTTTTGGCACGGCACGCGCAGCGTCATATAGGCGCGAAGACGTAGGATGCGCATCATCAATGATGGACACGTCGCCATATCCATTGAGATTCACGGCGGAACGATTCGGCTGCATCCGCGAGTCCCGGAAGAAGGGGACGAACAGCCGGAGTACAACGGTGGGGGAGAGTTCCACGAAGTGACGA